AGCTTATTTTCTAGATGGCAGTGAAGATTCACCGACTGACGTTAATGATTGGGTATCTACTGGGTCAACAGTATTAGATTTGGCCATTTCAAATCGACCTGATGGGGGATTGCCCGTTTCTAAAATAGTTGAAATAACTGGTTTAGAACAAAGTGGAAAGTCTCTGTTAGCATCTCACGTTATAGCAAACACACAAAAGAAAGATGGTATTGCGGTATACATTGACACTGAGTCATCGTTAAACGCACAATTTTTACAAGCAATTGGAGTAGATGTTGAAAAAATGGTTTATTTACCATTGGAGACAGTTGAAGATATTATGGAAGCCATCGAAGATGTCATCCTTAAAGTCCGAGAAAAGAACCCAAACAAACTTGTAACTATTGTTGTAGATTCAGTAGCCGCAGCTACCACTAAAATTGAGTCAGCCGCTGACTTTGAAAAGGATGGTTATGCCACTCAAAAGGCAATCATCCTATCCAAAGCAATGCGTAAAATTACTAACTTAATTGGGAAAGAAAAAATACTTTTAGTATTCACGAACCAACTAAGACAAAAGATGGGCGCAATGCCATTTGCTGACCAATATACTACTTCCGGTGGTAAAGCCTTACAATTTCATGCATCAGTTAGATTAAGACTCAAACAAGTTGGGAAACTAAAAGAGAAAATCAATGGGGTGGATGAAGTTGTAGGCTCCGAAGTTGAAGCTATAGTAGTTAAAAATAGAATGGGCCCACCAAACAGAAAAGTTAGATACAATGTTTTTTACAGACAAGGTATAGACAATTATGGTGGTTGGCTTAAACTAATGAAAAACTATAAAGTTTGCAAACAATCAGGCCCAATTTGTAAATACACAGACACCGAAACAGGTGAAATAGTAACTTTTTCAGGTAAAGAATTAGAATCTTTATGTAAAGAAAGACCTGAAATTAAAGATGCTATGTATAGAGACACTTGTGATGCTTATGTTATGAAATATCAACATGAAGATCCACAAGAATTAGATCCAGACATTGAAATTGATGAAAATCTTTCATAATGGAGGACATATTCAGTTTATTAGATAACGTTCAAAAACCGGGCGATTTAGGGGTAAATAATAGGGTGTTAATAGTAGATGGTTTAAACCTCTACTTAAGAGCATTTGCTGTAAATGGAGCCCTAAACGACAACGGTGTACCTGTGGGGGGACTAACTGGTTTTTTAAGATCATTAGCTTATGCTATTAGAGAAGTAAACCCAACTAGAGTAATTGTAGTTTATGATGGTGCTGGTGGAAGTCAACGTAGAAGAAAAATACACCCTGACTATAAAGCTAACAGAAAACCAGGTAAACGAATTACAAGGTGGGATGCCTTTAAAAATGCTACTGAAGAGAAAAATGCAATGAAAATTCAATTTTCTCGTTTAATAGAATATTTAGATTTTCTTCCCATTAACGTTATTTCAATAGATCGAATTGAAGCTGATGATACAATAGCATACATAGCTCACACTTTATTAGATGAAGAGGTTACTATATTATCAGCAGACCAAGATTTCTTACAATTAGTAAACGAAAGAATCACAGTTTGGAGTCCAACAAAGAAAAAATTCTATACACCTAGAATGGTTATGGATGATTATGGAATACCGGCTCACAATTTTTTAATGTATAAGGTTTTAATGGGTGACAAGTCCGACAACATCGAAGGTGTTAAAGGATTAGGCCCTAAAAAATTACCTAAAATAGTTCCAGATTTACTTACTCAGACAACCCTTGATCTTGATTTCATTCTGGAACATGCTGGTAAAGGAGAAGAACCAATGCATAAAAAAATTAGTGAGTCGGAAATCCAACTCCGACTAAATGAAGAATTAATGGACTTAAAAAACCCACCAATTTCGGGTGAATTAAAATTACAAATAGCAAGATTAATAGAAGCGCCAATAAATTTGCTTTCCCGAAATGATTTTATTATGATGTATTCAGATGACCAATTAGGTAATGCTATTAAAGCACCTGATTTATGGTTAAGAGAACACTTTATTAAGTTAAATACATTAGCAAAACAAACACATGAGTAAATTAACCCAATATGGACACGCGTTTCAGATTAAGGCACTTGCTATCTTAATTACTGACAGAGATTTTTTGCAACAAATTGCAGACATAGTGTCTCCTGATTATTTTGACAATGATGCAGGTAAATGGATTATGAGAGAAACTCTTAAATATTTTAACGAATATAAGTCTGTTCCTACAATGGAAGTTTTTAAAGTTAAAGTAGAAAGTATAAATCAAGAATTACAAAATGTAGCTGTAAAAGATTTACTTAAACAAGCATATAAAGCATCTACATCAACAGATTTAAATTATGTTAAAGATACATTTTTAGATTTTTGCAAAAACCAAACATTAAAGAATGCTTTAATGAAGTCAGTTGATTTATTAGAATTAGGTGATTATGATGACATTAGAAATTTAATTGACAGAGCATTAAAAGCAGGAACAGAAAGAGACATTGGTCATGAATATATCACTGAATTAGAAGATAGATTTAGAGAAGAAGCCAGAAATACAGTTGCAACACCTTGGCCTTTAATTAATAATTTACTTTGTGGTGGTTTAGGACAAGGAGATTTAGGTATGATTGCAGGGGGGCCTGGAGGAGGTAAATCATGGGCATTAGTTGCATTAGGTGCAACAGCAGTTAAATTAGGTTATACTGTAGTTCATTATACATTAGAATTAAGTGAAAAATATGTAGGTAGGAGATATGATGCTTGCCTCACAGAAGTTCCTGTTGGTGAGATTACATTACATAAAGACAAAGTAAAAGACACAATAGAAAATTTACGAGGGGGTCTTTACATTAGAGAATACCCAGCAGGACAAGCAACAGTAAACACTATACATGCACATTTAGAAAAGTGTATACAACAAAATATTGAACCAGATTTAATTATAATTGATTATGCTGATTTGTTAACTTCTAAAGCAAGTAAAGAAAAAAGAGACAAATTAGATGACATTTATACTAATTTAAGAGGTTTGGCTACTGAAATGAAAGTACCTATATGGACAGCATCACAGGTAAACAGATCAGGAGCAAGAGAAGACATCATTCAAGGAGATAGAATGGCAGAAAGTTATAGTAAAATGATGATTACTGACTTTGCAATGTCTTTGTCCAGAAATGCAGAAGATAAGGAAAACGGCACAGGAAGATGGCATATTATGAAAAATAGATATGGAGCTGACGGTATAACTTACGATTCTGTTATGGACACTGCAATTGGTAAAATTGCAATAAATATAAGAGGAAACAACAGAAATGAACAAACACCACCAGGAGAAGTTTCGCCGGCACAGCGAAGAAGACTTCGAGGAGCTTCTAACGAGTTTTTTAATCTTTCATGAGTTTTCCTAATATATATTGTATTTATCTCCACACAGGGGTATTAACCCTTTTTTTTGACAACAATAATTAACGTTTTAATAACACACTAAATGAACATTACACAAGAAATTTTATCAGACATCGTAGTTTATAACAAATATGCAAAATATGTTCCTAAAAAACAAAGAAGGGAAACTTGGAGGGAATTAGTTACTAGAAACAAAAAGATGCATCAAGAAAACTTCCCCCAATTAAAGGAAGAAATCGAAGATGTTTACAAAATGGTATATGATAAAAAAGTTTTACCATCAATGCGTAGTTTACAATTCGCAGGAAAACCTATTGCTATAAACAATGCAAGAATATTTAACTGTTCATTTTTACCAATTGATGATCATAGAGCATTTAGTGAAACAATGTTTTTATTATTGTCAGGATGTGGGGTTGGTTTTTCAGTTCAAAAACATCACGTTGATAAATTACCTGAAATTCGTAAAGCGGTAAAAGAAAAAAGATTTTTAGTTGGTGATTCGATTGAGGGGTGGTCAGATGCTGTAAGAGCAATTATGAAAGCTTACTTAGGTAAAAGTAAAATAATGCCTATATTTGATTATAGAGATATTAGACCAAAAGGAGCAGAGTTAATCACTGTAGGGGGTAAAGCCCCAGGTCCTGAACCATTAAAAGAATGTTTATTTCAAATTCAAAAAGTACTAGACAGAAAAAAAGATGGCGAACAATTGTCACCTCTTGAAGCACATGATATTATATGTCATATTGCAGATGCAGTATTATCTGGGGGTATTCGTAGAGCAGCATTAATTTCTTTATTTGATTTACATGATAATGAAATGTTAACTTCAAAACATGGTTCTTGGTGGGAATTAAACCCACAAAGAGGTAGAGCAAACAATTCAGCAGTAGTTATTCGCCATAAAGTTAGAAAAAAAGATTTTATGGGGTTATGGGATAAAATTGTTGCAAGTAATTCAGGTGAACCTGGAGTATATTTTTCAAACGATAAAGATTGGGGCACAAACCCATGTTGTGAAATAGCTTTAAGACCATTTCAGTTTTGTAACCTAACAGAAGTTAACGTATCTAACGTAAAATCTCAAGAAGATTTAAATGAAAGAGTAAAAGCTGGCGCATTTTTAGGAACTTTACAAGCATCTTACACAGATTTCCATTATCTTCGCGACATTTGGAAAAAAACAACAGAAAAAGACGCACTTGCGGGAGTAGGAATGACAGGAATTGCAAGTGGTGCAGTTTTAGATTTAAATTTAGAAGAAGCAGCTAACCACGCTAAAAATACAAATGCAGAAATTGCAAAAATCATAGGAATTAAAAAAGCATCCCGTGTAACAACAGTAAAACCTTCAGGAACTAGTTCATTAGTTTTAGGAACTTCATCAGGAATTCACGCTTGGCACAATGATTTTTATGTAAGACGTATGAGATTAGGTAAAAATGAAGCAATCTACAACTATCTTGCAATAAATCATCCAGAATTAGTAGAAGATGATTTCTTTAAACCAGATCTTCAAGCAGTTGTGTCAGTTCCACAAAAATCTCCAGAAGGGGCAATTTATAGAACAGAAAGCGCATTGGATTTGTTAGAAAGAACTAAAAAATTCAATGTAGAATGGGTAAAAGGGGGGCACAGAAAAGGATCTAATTCAAACAACGTTTCAGCTACAATCTCTGTAAAACAGGATGAGTGGGAAGATGTAGGAAAGTGGATGTGGAAATTTAAAGATACATTTAATGGATTAGCTGTTTTACCTTACGACAACGGTTCATACACTCAAGCTCCTTTTGAAGATATTACAGAAGAAAAGTTTTTAGAAATGGAAAGTCATTTAAATAAAATAAATTTAAAACAAATAGTTGAAGTAACCGACGA